GTCATGGGCGGGAGGGGTGGGAGGATTACACACCCCCCTCCCTACCGCCGACGCGCCAGTGATGTCCGGCATCGAGAGGGATGCCGGACGTATCGCAGCCGACCTGCCGGCCTGACGACTCCAGTCTTTGCTTGTGGCTCGAATGACAATTGGCGCAGAGCGCCTGGTGATTGCTTTCATCCCAGAACTTTTTCGAATCGCCGCGGTGCGGATCGATGTGATCGACTACCGTAGCCTGGACGACTTGACCGCGCCGAAGATGATCAGCGCACAGCGGATGCGATCGAAGAAACCCGGCTCGATACTTCTGCCAGCGCGATCCGTACCCGCGCTGTGCTGATGTCAATCGACCGGACATGGGCATAAAAAAAGCCCGCCAGCCGTGAGGCGAGCGAGCTTCATGTAAATCGCGGCAGCACAAATCCGCAGGATAGACGATTTATAGAGAAAGTGTCGGAGCATGTCAAGAACCTTTTTACGCCGCCGCCAAACCTCTCGCACGAGCAATACCAATCTCCTCATCCTGCAGGAACTCCATCACTCTGACATGCGCGCGGTGGAGTCTTGCATAGACAGTGTCGCGGCAGCAGTGTTGTGCTTTGGCGATCGAGCCGACGTCGCAGCTTCGCATGCGGAGGTAGAAAAGCTCGACGAGCGTGCGCAACTCGGCATCGAGAGACTGCACGGCGCGGTTGATGCGCATGGCTTCGTCGTCGCAGACGATCACACCACCCGAACCGCTCCCACCACCCGGCGGCGCCAGGCGCATGAATGACGATTGCTTCGGGTAGCCGAGTCGCTCACGGCCGGTTCGTGCCCACAGACCCCACTGGTCCAACAATGCGTTGATGTACGGAATCATTTCTGCCCCTTGAGTTCCCTGGCTTTCGCCATCTTCAACAACTTCCGCACGCGCCGCCGCTTGTGCCGAAGCTCCCTCTCCCGCAATTCCTTTTCCGCGCGATCCATGCGCGCCCGCATCTCGCGCAGTCGGTCGACAGACTCGGCCTGCTCGCGCACATCCTCCAGCGAACGGAACACGCCCATCGCCGGGTTCGCTGCCTTCCAAGCGTCCTCGTCCAGCAACAAACAGTCCTTCGGAGCGGCGTGCACGTGGCACACGATTCGCGGATCCTTGCTGTTGAGCAACGCCGATCATTTCCTTGGTCACTGTCGCCGTCCTGCCGGCACCGACTTTCGACAACTCATCGAAAAACCGATCCCGTTCTGTGGCCAGCGCTGCAATCAAGTTGCTTTTGTGTGAAATCGTTGTCATGCGTCATTGTCCTCTTTTTCCAGCCGGTTCGCCACCAGGGTGGCGTAGCCAGCGATGTCGATCCAGTTGTCGGCGTAGTTCGGATCGCCGTTGAGGATACGCGCGACCTTGTGCTGGATCATCTCCAGGGCTTCGCGCTGGTCGGCCTTGAGATTGTCCCAGCCGCTGCGCTCGTGCATGACGGCCTTGAGGTCTTGGCTGATCTTGGCGTGGTTCTCGAACGCGCCATAGGTTCCCTGGCGTCCGGCCAGCATCTCGTTCACGTTGGTTGTCATTTCGCTTTCCCAATTTCAGGTGTCACAAGATCATGCCATTTGCGATGGCACGCGCGGCAGAGATAACCAACGGGCCATCTGTCTGCTTCATCTCCGAATAAATACTGTGGTGCCCAATGGTGCAATTCACCTTCATTTGCATCGCACACCTCGCATTTAATTTGAATTTGTTTTTTCTCTATATATTCCGCTGTTTTTGTTTTCACATATTGCAGCGGTCCATTTTCTTGCGCATATTCCTGTGCAATTCTTTTCTTCACATACTTTGCAAATACCTCTCCACATGTTGCGCAGTAGATCGGATATACGGTTGCACCTGATGCGATGTTGGTGATGCCGATCTTGAGCTGATCTGATCCACAAGTCTTGCAGTTATCCACAGGTTGCTCCTTCTAGGTAAATTTTCGCCACATCGTTGCTGGGACAAATGGGACACACCCTTAGGTGTGTGTCCTGTCCTGTCCCAGGCTGCCTACGTCTTGTCCTTGGGACAAATGTCCCGATTGTCCTGTACTTGTCCCATTTGTCCCACCCCTACTTTTCTGCCCTACGGACCATCAAAGACGCTGCTGTCGATGGATCTGAGACCACCCATCCATGCTGATAGGAAACAATAATTTGAGCGTTCAGCAGGTTATAAATCAGTCGGCCTTTTTTGCTTTCCTGAGCGTATGTTTTTGCAGTCGATTCTGTCAGACCTTCGTTCGTCGTGAGATATTCAAGCAATGCGCTACGCGACAGGTAAGGCATTTGTTCACGATCTTCTGCGCCAGCATGCCACCAAGCATTTGTAAATTTCCGAATATCTTTTTGAATTTCGGAATCTTTCTTCGGTTTTTGTTCTGGTGGATTTTCTTCGAGTACAAAAACTGCGCCTTTGATTTCCTCGCCATCCTCGTCGATCCATCCCAGCGGTACGGTCTGAAGCCTGCCAAAAAACGGTTTTGGAGGCTCGGCGTCTTTCATCTTGGTGCAGGAAATCTCGATGCTGTCGTCGTTCTTTGTCACCAGGATCGATGCGTCCAGTGAGGCCTTCCATGCGCTTGAACCACGCGCCCGCTGCTTTGACTCGGCTGCATGCCCTGTGTGGTGGTTGAGGCACACGCTGGCGCTCAATGCTCGCGCCACGATGTTGCAGGCGTTGAGCATGTTTCTGGTGTCCTTGGCGCTGTTCTCGTCGCCCGACATGTGATTGTTGACTGTATCGATGATGATCAGCACAGCATCATCTTGGGTGATCTCGCGCACTGCGTTGATGATATGGGCGGCTGCGGCTGGGCTGTCAATGTCGATCGCCTTGTTCGAGATCAGCAGGTTGTCCAGATTCTGGACACCGTGCGTCTTGCACCAGGCGGTCACTCGCTGGCGCAGGCCGTAGTTGCCCTCGCCGGCCATGTAAACCACCAGACCAGGCTTGGTCTTGTGCTCGTGCCATTGCAGACCGGCAGCAATGTGGCAGGCCATGTCCAAAGTGATGAAGGTCTTGCCAGAGCCTGACTCGCCGTAGACCATGCTGACGCCGCTGTCTGGAATCCAGCCCTTGATGATCCACCGCAGCGGAGCTGGCTGCCCGAGGTAGGACGTTGCCCTGGTGAAGTAGTATTCCTGCACTTCAGCCCTGGTGGCCTCTAGAATCGCCTCGGCTGCGTCGCTGCCAATGCTGGTAGACGCTGCCACGTCCGAATCCGGCTCATACCTGCAGACCGACTTGACGATCTGGGACAGCTCGGAGGACGGCAGCGGTATTTCGCAGCGTGTCTCGTTGGCAATCGACAGCGCTGCCATGATCTCGGCCTCTGTCATGCCGTAGCGCCGCATTGCGCCGCCCAGAGCCGTCAGGCCATTGTTGCGGCTGCCCTGTATCAGGCCACCGCATGTGTTGGCCACCTGCTTGTTTTCCGGCTTGCGCATGGCCCTGTAGGCCTGCATCCAGGTGTCAGGGATGCTGAACGGTGCCACGCCATCAAATGGGTCGGACGAGGCCTCCCACACATAACTGCGCCCTTCGATGGTGGATGGGAAGGCCACGAAATACCGACCATCGGCCAGCAGGTCCACGCCCTCGCACAGCTTGCAAGACCTGATCTCCGGGTGGTAGACGCCGATGTGGTGCTCGCCACCGCCAGCGGTCATCTGCATGGCACCGTCTGGCGTCTTGCCATTGGTTTGCAACCACATGGACCAGGAGGCGTCGCCACCATTTCTAGGGTCAACGTCGAAGACTACGATTCCGGATCGCTCGCCTGCTGCGATGCCGATGTTGAAGTCTGGATTCTGTGCCCACCACCTGGCGATCTGCTCAGGGTCTGTGGTGGCGTCCTTCACCCCATGCTGGGTGGCAGGAACCTTGCCATTGGGCACGACTGGCAAGACATGCCAGCCCCAGGATGCGTAGATGAGTGCCGCTTCAGCCTTGGTTGTCATTGTTGCGGCTTTCAAGGTAGGTGGACAACGCCAGCAGCACCTTGTACGTCGGGTTGGCGTCCGGGTTATCCCGCACCTCTCGGATGGTGTTGTAGTGAAGGCCTGTGGCCTCTGCAACCTTGGCCGGCATCCTGTCGGACAAGGCATTGCGAATCTGTTCCAGCGTCATCATGTTTTGGGCCTCTATAAAAAAACTTTGCTTAGGTGTTGACATGCTACATTGTTTTGTGGCACAGTGCAACCACTGCGCGAACGGAATTGGCCGAAGGCGCAGCAACCCTGAAGGAGATGCCTGATGGCAATCAACGTAAAAACGACCGGCAGCCTGGCTGCCAACGGTGTGAAGGTGCTCGTCTACGGGCAGGCTGGCGCTGGCAAAACCAGCCTGGTCAAGACGCTGCCCAGCCCCATCGTTCTCTCGGCCGAAGGTGGCCTGCTGTCCATCCAAGACGCAGACCTGCCCTACATCGAGATTAGCGACATGGACACGCTCAAGGAGGCTTACACCTGGCTGACCACAGCAGACGAGGCCAAGGCTTACCAGTCGGTGGCCCTGGACTCGATCAGCGAGATCGCCGAGGTGGTGCTCAACGCCGAGAAGAAGGCGACCAAAGACCCACGCCAGGCCTACGGTGCGATGCAGGAGCAGATGGCCGACATCATCCGGGCCTTCCGCGACCTGCCCGGCCGCCACGTCTACATGAGCGCCAAGCTGGAGAAGACGCAGGACGAGATGGGCCGGGTGCTGTATGCGCCCTCGATGCCCGGCAACAAGACCGGCCAGGCGCTGCCGTACTTTTTCGACGAGGTGCTGGCGCTGCGGGTCGAGAAGGATGGCGAAGGCGTCACCCAGCGCGCCCTGATGTGCGACAGCGACGGCCTCTGGCTGGCCAAGGACCGCAGCGGCAAGCTGGAAGCCTGGGAAGCGCCGGACCTGGGCGCGATCATCGCCAAGATGCAGGGAGGCAACTGATCATGGCCCTGCCCGACAAACTGACCGACAACCTCAACGAGTTGTCCAGCATGTGGCTGGCCGCCAAGGAGGCCGAGAAGGAGGCCACCGACGACCGCCGCAAGATCGAGGACCGCATTAAGAGCTTAGTGGGTTTTGCCGAGAACAGCGAAGGCACCGAGACGGCCGAACCTGACCAGTTCACGATCAAGATCGTCGGCCGCATCGACCGCAAGGTCGATGGCGACAAGGTGCAGGAACTGGCCGCCGAGTTCGGCCTGACCGAGCACCTGGCCAGCCTCTTCCGGTGGAAACCGGAGATCAACATGGCCGTCTGGAAAGCAGCGGACGAGGCCATAACCAAGCCGCTGGCAGCAGCAATCACGGCCAAGCCTGGCCGCCCTTCATTCACCATCACTCGCAAGGAGAAGTAATCATGGCATTCCTCGGACAAACCTTTGACGTCAACACACTGCCTGAAGGCAACGGTGGCAACTACGATCCGCTGCCGCCCGGCTGGTACACGGCCACCATCAACAAGGCTGACTTGCAGCCGACCAAGGACGGCTCTGGCCAGTACATCAAGGTGCGCTACGACATCACCGGGCCTTCGCACCAAGGCCGCGTGGTGTTCGGCAACCTCAACATCAAGAACGCCAGCGCCAAGGCTGAAGAGATCGGCCGCCAGCAGCTTGGCGATTTGATGCGCGCCATCGGACTGGCCAAGGTCACCGACACCGACCAACTGATCGGTGGCAGCTTGTCGATCAAACTTGATGTGCGCGCCGCAACCGAGCAATATGCTGCTCAGAACGAGGTCAAGGGCTTCAAGGCGATCACCGGCAGCGCGCCGACCTTCGCAGCACC